CTGTTGAACAGCCGTGTGTGCTTCGACCAAATAATAGTTTAACAAGTGATCTCTTAGGTGAATTGCCATAGGATACAGAAAATTAGGCACAATTGCAGGGTTTGAACCCAGTAATGGTGACTTTAAAAACGGCAAATGCGTCAACATATGAGCCAAATGGTCCTGTTCTGGTAAAACATAGATAGGTCTACCTAAAGCTGCAGCTACATTTTCGCTCACAGGGTCCATGTTTTCTGTTCCTGGTTGCTCTAACAACACCTCAGAGTCAGGAACTTTCATTACTCGTAAAAACATTTCTTCAACTTTACGAGGATCGTACATTTGAGGCATCATTTGAGCACGTTCCATAATTGCTTGGATCTGTGCAAACCTTTGTGTCTCACTAAATATTGCAGGGTCACTAACAGGAACAACATCTAACGGACCGTCAAAGTCAGATGGCTCTACTTCTAGCCCAACGTCATTTGCTTTTATATCTTCTTCAATTAAATACGCACTGTTGATACGATGTAGAATTTTAAAACATCGACTCATGGAAGAATGAAGACGCGAATGAATAGAACTGAACACAACCATGCCCTGTTCAATAAGAGCCATCGTTGTACCCACAGGCATATTCGGATTAGTGTCACTGAGTTTTTCAAATGATGTTTGAACAACACCTTTACCCGCATCTACTAAAAAACCCAACAATTGAAACAGTGTAGGACTTGGACCGTTGAACGGTAATGGCATAGCAATCTTGCGTATGTCATCAACCATTGCACCGCCTTCAATCTCAGCAATCTCTGTTGGTTGCAAACTGATTGTCTGACCACTTGGTCCACCTTTTAATTTTAACATGGTGGGAATGTTTTGAATGTGAGCACTGTCCATCAACGCCCGTAATGCACCTGTTGCTGCACCACTTAGACCACCGATCATTTGAGTTAATCCAATCGGATAGGCACCACGCCAAGGAACAAATGGAAACTCAACAATCCAATCTAATTCGTTTTTCATTGCATCGTCTGGTTCCCAGTTTCGATACAGTGACAACGCCTTGTTAGTAGTCTTGTCAATTGTAAGAATATAAGGCTCTAAACCATCGCTCTCTTCAAATTCAATGTAAGTGTAAACTTCAAACAAAGTTCTAAGACCGTCTTCGTTGTAGCTTGTTTCACTCTTGCCCTCTATTTTATCATTTGCAATTGTAGCTTTACTATACTCAGGGTCATTCGGATAACCCAGATCCACATCAATATACATACCCGACTTTACACGTTGTCCATATTCCATTTTGGTTATGTATTGAACGTGGGTTTTTCTTTCAGCCGAATAAAAATTAGTAGCTGCAAATGGCAAATACACATCATCAATTGGAATGAACTCAGATATTGGTCTACGGTGTTCATTGTTCCACATGAATTTCATATACTGACCACCACCTAGCGGTAGTTGCGTACTCAGTTGTTCTAACTCAGAACGGAACTCAGGCATCTGCTCAGTAGTCTGCCAATTCATAAACTCAGTTTTACGCCTAGCTTTTTCTACTTTGTCAGGCGTTTGCATTCCGTTGATTTTACTTTTAACTGGGCCTGTGGATGGAAACGCTTCTTTCATAAATCGCGCTGAGAAATCCACACACGCCTGAATTAACATTGGATGCACAACGCGATTAGCCCCAGTAAACTGAGCACCTCCAGGTGCATCATCACCCAAACCCGTGCGTTGCAATCCTACTTCGTATTGCTTGTCTCTTTTTTCCCGTGACTCTTTGTCTCTACTAATCTTTTCAACTAAATCACTGATAGCTGTTTTAAGTTTACTCTGATCTACTTCTTCAACAATGTTTGCAAAATGTGCAAGTTTGTCTTCTTGGCTTGCTTCCATCTCATCCAATCGGACCATAGCACCGCCATCGTCTGTGTCTTCAACTTCAGCAATCTCATTAGGAATAGCTACAGTTTCACCTTGTAGCTCATCACCCATCATTGTTTCATCAGACATTATATGTCTCCAATATCTGGTCAGCCATCATATTGATTTTATCGGCATCATATGAACCGCCTCTGTTAAATCCTTTAGTAAAATTAGCCATTACTTTTGTTTCGTTGTCACGGTATGGATCTACTGAACCCTCTACATTTATTCTGGAATCAGTGTTAGGTACTCTATATTCATATCCTACTTTACCAGAAGTCTTTTCGTTTATTGGATCATAATCAATTTTACCATAACCACTAGAGTTTTCACTTAACATACGCTGTAACTCGCCCACAATGTTTGTAATATTCCCACTAGCAGGGTCATAATTAATATTACCACTAAGTCTATTATCACCCATATTATATGACCCAGACAGATTAGCGTTTATAAGTTCTCTCTCATTAGGATCTAATACACTCTCAAATCTTAGTCTATTATCTCCATCACCAATGTAAGTAATGCCACCTGTGATTGGCGTTCCTTCAACAGTGGTATCATTAAAATCTGAAAATCCTTTAAGACCACCTGATATATCCACTACAATATTATCTCCAACTGTAGTGGTAAAACCTCCTTGGGTAGCACCCATTAACATATCTGTTGTGATTGTTTTAGGAGTTAATTTTTCTCCATCCCACATCATAACTTTTTCTCTGTCAGTGCCATATTCTACATTTGTTTCACCACCAGTAAATTCTATGTTGTCTATAAAATCCCTAATGATCGATGGAGATTCTTTTGAAGTTTCTATTTCTTGAATCTCTATTTCTTCTGTGTTTGCACTCGTATCAGAAAAAATACGATCCATTTCTTCTTCTACTATTGAAGAACTTTCTTCATTTTCAAATTCATCAAACGTACCACCTTTATTCATACCTTTCTTTTTTAACTCATCCACATATGCTTGAGTAATATTTTGTGAAGGTAAGCCTCTTCCTGATGTCTCAACGCCTCTATTAAATTCATCTTGAAGTCTTATTGCTTCTTTAAGTTTTTCTGGATCTTTTTTTAACTCTTCTAAAACATCTCTGTCGCGTTTTTTTGTTAAATCTAATTTAAAATTTTCAATAGGTGCCTGTCCTCTTTTAGCCGCCATTCCATAAAAGCCTCTATTGAATGACCCTTTTTTTGAAGGGTCAGCCACACCCCTAAGATCATATTTTATTTTTTGCGTTTTCATAAGGTCAGGAAACGCATCTTCAACTTGAATGCTTTTAAAAGAGCCTGGCAGGCTTCGACCTTCTAAGATTTGAGGATACCCTTCGTGGATAGATTTATTGAAATAAGTATTATCGTTTACCTTAAAACCATAATTTCCTATTGTTCCACCTTGATCACCAATAATCGATGCTGTTAATCCTGGCTCAGTGTTTCTTGCAATAATCTCATCAACGTCTACAATAGCTGA